TGGAGTAAATGTTACATACCCACCATTTATCCAAATATAAAATGTTCCACGATCACCTTCATTTTCAATTACAAGATATGCATAGCCATTTATAGATATTTCAGGAAGCAAGGTATCTGATGAAAGTCTTTCTGCAAAAATAAATGAAGACTTATATTCTTCTGGTATTACAAGTCCATACTCAAGTTCTAAATATCCATCTGTATTTATAATTGGTTCTCCAGAGATTCTTGTGTCAGTTTCTCTAAATGAGTATGCATCAACCCAACTATTTTCTTGTAAGTATTGAACCTTCCACCTACTTGGTGTTGTTTTATTTAAAGGTCCAAATAAGGGATCTGCTACTGATGCTGTTGCCGTTGCAAATGGTCCAAGATCAACATCTCCGACATTTGTCTGCACTTTAATTACAATTCTATTTGCTGGAACATTTTCTTTATATACCACAAATGGAACAGCGTCATCTATATAATACAAACCATTTGAAATATTTTTAGCAATGCCTCGCTCAACATTATTTTCTGTTCTATAAGAAGTCCAGTATTTAAATTCATCATATCTCGATGGCATGTAGTATCTTGGTCTTTGAGCCATTGAAGCACCAGAATTTGCTAAGAATCGATTATTAAAATATAAAGGTTTATTAATCCCAGAGCGTGGTCTAAATGGTTTCAAACAATCTTCTAAAGAATAAATCATTTTCATTTTGTCTTTTATAGATTTAAATAGTTGTGGGATATCACTATCTGTAAATCCACCATCAATTACAACGTCAGCATCTGTTGCTCCTGTAAAATAATTACCAGAATCTAGTTGATCAAAATCATTAGGAAGTGTAAAATATTGAGAAGTATTGTCTGCTGGTCTGTATCTATAGTTGCCTAACTTATAAAAGTTATCTGGCATATTCATATTCCATTCAGCAAGAATAAGAGATTGCAGCCTTACTGTTGCAGATGTTTGAAGGTGCGTCTTTAATGCTTCATTTACAAACATTTAGACCTCTTCCAGAATTACCGAAATATTCCAAAGGTCGAAGTTATTTCCACCACGCTTTATAACTGTGTAATTAAAATCATCAAAATAAACTTCAATGATTTGATTATATTGCTGTAGATGCGTATAGGCATTTGCATCACTTCCAAAATTATTGTATTTGTCATATGCTAGATACATCCAAAAAGGTCCCTTGTGGTTTTCATACCAATCAAGTAGTTCAACTCCTCCAGCACCACCGTCTGCTGTGTGCTCTAGATTTTGAGAACCTGTATAGGCTGATTTGCCAGTAGTATTGCTAAAGTCTGGGGGAAGATAAAAACCTCTAGATGGAAGATTATTCCAAGACAACGACATATTTAATTTATCAGCAATATGGTAGGATCTCATTCTTCCATTGATAGTTCTTTGACGTTGCTCAATTCTGTTTGGTTTAAATTGCAGTTCCCCTCGATTATGGTCAGAGAGTATTAAGAACTGATCTAGAAGGGCTTCATCAGCCCCCTCTGGGGGTTCTGAGCCTATTTCAAAGCCTGTTGGTACATAAACCCCACCTTGCAGAGTTCCTGCGTTTTCAGACCAAAGTATAGCCTGTGGTCTTTGATACCTACGACGACCTGTTAAATATGCTGCGGTAGCCATTACTTTTGTCCTCTAATTCTTTGTGAATCAATATACTTAATCTGACCGATTACTGCTCTAGCAATATCATTAGAACTTGCACTTGATTGTGGAACTGTAATTCCAATATTATAATTATACATGGTGCTGGAGTTATCTGATACCGTTGTTGCTACAGATGTAATTGTTGGTGCTACAACAGATGAGTTATTAGATGAATAGACTGCTGGAGTCATATCTTTAATCATTGAAGGGAACTTAGAGTTATTCATATTTTCAAGCATTGGACCAAACCTCTTAGTCGCAGCCTTATTCATTACAAACTCTCCAGGTGTTAGCATTGAGGGAACGCTATCAGAACCTACACGACCACCAACAGCCATATAGTTAGGAACCATTCCACCATAGTTCATTGGCATAATTTTTCCACCATACATTTTGCCAGTAGGTTTAGGAGGGGTTCCAGAACTTGTGTAGGAAGTGTTTACTATATTTGTAGTTGTTATAATTCTATTTACATTTTCAGTAAGCGTAATTGTTTTATTTTTTAATGCTTGCCATGAAGCAAGAATTGCCGCTGTATTTTTAGCAGACTTGCTTGTTTCTGCTTCAATTGACTTATACTTAGACTCTACTGCAGTTAACTCTGTATTTATAACTATCCATTGATCCTTTGTTTGACCCTGATAAGTAAGGCTACTGGTGAGTGCAGTTGTTTGTTTTTCATATTGATCTCTAGCAAGGGTTGCTTTTTCAAGAAGTTGTTGTGAAGGAACTAAAGAATCACGTTGAACCTTATCAATCTCAAATTGATAATCTCTAATTTTTTTATTAATTGGCTCACGAAGAAGTTCTTTAGCATAAACTTGATCTTGTATAGCAAGAATTTGTGCTTCAACAACTTGACGCTGTTGTTCTAGTGCAAATGTTTGTTGACCTATCTGGAACTGACGTTCTTCAATTTGAACTCTTGTCATTCCACTAACTGTTGCCGCACCAATTTCTGATTGACGAGCAGCGGCAAGTGTTCCAGAAGATCTGCGTGATGCAGCCTCAGCAGAAGTTGCTCTCATTTCTTGTGCAGCAGCGGCAGCGGCTGATATATCTCCTTGGCTTAGTGCATCAGCAAGGGTAAGTCTTTGTTTTTCTTGTGCTGCAATTTCAGAATTAAGTTGAGAAATCTTAGTAAGTGCTTCTTCTTGTGCATCAAACTTAGCATTAATTCCTTCTTCTGCTTTATCAATAAGACCAAGGGTATTAGAAAGAATTGAAGACTCATCATTTAGATTGGCAAGAGGTCTATCAAAATTAATCTCAGCACTTCTTGTTAAAATATCAACCTGTGAATTAAGATTATCAATTATACGACTTCCGTAAATAGTATTGTATTCTAAATCATGTTGTAATTCACCAATTTTACTTTGATAATCAGATATTACTTTTTCTGCTGCATCTATTGCAGCGGTCTGTGCATCAATCTGTGTATTCAAATCCTTAAATACTGGAGATGCTTCTCTTTCTTGTTGAACAAGTGCGCCTTGTGCATCAAAATAATCTGTTGCTTGGGAAAATGATTCTTTAAAGATTGAGAACTGACCTTCCCTAGTTTGCATATTTAAATTTTGTTGCAAATCTTTTACTGCTTGAGCAGCAGTTTTAGCATTTCTTGCCATCTTTAAAAGTTCTTCAGAACTAATATCTTTTCCATTTATGGCTACAGCAAGTTCAGCATCTGCAACCATCTCAATTGCTTGTGCAGCAGAAACTCCAGCAGCCGTTAACTTTTTAAATGCCTTTCCTTGAGCCTTGGTAGTATCTATAGTTTTTGCTTGTGTTATTTGATACTCTCCAATTACCGCTTCATCAAATGCTTCTTTAAGGGCTTTACCTTGTGAAGTTAATGTAGCCTTACCATTTTTAATTGTCATGTATGTTTTGCGTGTTTTATCATCCATCTGACTAATAAAATCTAAGAACTGAGTATTCATTGCTCCTGGGGCTTGGTTCATAAGGTTTTGCATTACCCCGCCAAACTGAGTTAAACCTTTACCTTTAGTTACCTTTAATAATTCATTTATACCGCCAGTAGCATTAATGGATGCTTTACGAACCATCTTAAGTCTATTTAAAATATCGTCAAGTGTGGTGTCTCTTGCTTTTGGGTTTTTTACTTTAGTATCTGTTGTGAATGCTGTAGATGCTGCATTAAATCCTTTTGCAATATATTCTGGAACTGATAACCCTGCAGTTTTTGCTGCTGCTATGAGTGCGGGATCTTCTTTTCCAACTAAATAATTAACAAGAAGTGTCTTACTTATTAAATCTTTTCCTTCTGAAAGTAAGGTAAAATTAAGCAATGCATCTTTAAATAATTCTGGATTTGCTCCAGCAAGTTGTTGAACTACTGTTTTATTTATTGTTTTTGGCAATGTTGCAATTTTTGACAGTGCTGAATTTGCTAGTACAAGTTGTTCTGCTCCGTTTGTTTTTAAATCTAAAGTAACTCCATACGTTGGTTGAAACTTTGCAAGAATATTTAATGCTTCTATGTCTGTTTTTAAATCAACTTTATTGGTATTGATATATTTTAACATAATATTAATTGTATTTGCATCTGCCCCAGTTTGAAATAATAATTGAAAAACTGTAGCAGCATCGGCAAATCCTGATTTATCAACTATAAACTTTATTTTTTGTTCAATTTCTGGATTTTTCTTAGATAAGTCTAACATCTGAATTACAGTATTAGGATCTAAATCTCCAGAAGCAAAACCAATTTGTATAACCTTTTTAAGATCTGAATTTGCAAAATTGTTTAATTCTTGTTCAGCAATGTCTTTAAATACTTTAACTGCATCTGAAGCATTTTCATATAAACTATCAACTGATGAGTTGATCGCTTTATTAAAGTTTTCTGGAGATATTTTACTTGAAAGAGAAATAACATCATTTAGTGTTGTTTTGTTTGCAACATTTAATTGATCCAAACTTATTTTTCTTTGTTTTTCAATATCTAAAATTTCTTGTTCAGTTTTTGCATTTTTAATTTTAGAATCATATTGTTGATTTAATCCATCTACAAGTTGTTGATTTTGAGTAATTGTTTCAAGACCTAATTGTAGCGTTGCTGAATCAAGTTTAGCGTTGTGTGCTTTTGCTTTATTTTGATCATAGACTGCTTTAAGAATTGCAGCAGTACCAGCAACGGCTAATCCTATTGCTACTGGTGCACCTACACCAGTTGCCGCAGCACCACCTGCGGCTGCAAAAAGTGCGGCTCCTCCACCAACTTGAGCAATTCCTGAACTAGGAACTAAAGATTTTCTATTATTTTGTGCTTGATCAAATGCTGTTTTTAAATTTTTAACAGATTCTTCTTTAATTTTTAAAGAAATTTCAAGTGGATCTTTCAGAATATTTTCTCCATTTGGACCTAAAAGAGTTACAAGTTTACCACTTATCATTGCTGGTATTTCATAACTTCCTAGTTTTTCTCCAAGTGCTGATGAAATGCTCTGTGCTTGTGCTGTTGTTACTACTCCTTGAGATACAGCCATTGCTAATTGATTAGCCATATTTTGTGCAATTTCTTTTGGTGTTTTTCCTACTTTTGCTTGAGTTCCAATATCTGCAAGAAGACCTTTGCCAAAATCACTTTCAAGAACATTTTGTCCATATTGTCTTTGGGCATCAACTGTACCAGAAAGCAAGTTAGATCTTTTTCTTTGTGCTGCTTCACTTGCACTAACTGTTCCACTAATTACAGATAAATCAACTAATTTTTTAGAAGTCATTGACATTGCTTTAGCAAGATTAATTCCTTCTTGTCTTGCTGTTTCTATATCTTTGTTAAATTTCATAACTAGCCCACCTAATACTGCTATTCCAGCAACAGCAGCAACCCAAGGGTTAGCCAATAGTGGAAGAAGCATTGCTATTCCTTGTAGTCCAAATACAAACGGCATAATCTGTTGTGCCATTTCTCCAACTTTTCCTCCAGCAAAAGAAGCAGCAATTGTTAAACCACTAACAGCGCCTATTCCTTTACTAGCCTTACTGCTAAACTCAGTTAATTGTTGTTTTGTAGTTATTTGAGCCTTGGTAGAATCATTCATGGCACTTGTTAATTTACCCTCTGCAGCAATCCTACGTTTTGCTTCTTTTAAACTTATCTTTTCTGTAGCGGCAATTAACTGTGCTCTTGATAGTTGTGCTGATTGTGATACCGTTCCAACTGTAGTGCTTCCAGTCTTTTGACCTGTTGGAATTCCATCTTCTGCTCCTGCAATTCTAAATTTTCCAAACCCTGGAACAAATGCTGAACGTCCAGATCTTAATGCTTTAGTTGTTTTTTTGTTAAGGATTGCTTCTCCTATGCCAACACCGACTTGGCGTCGATCACTAGGTGCACCTCCAGCAACACCAACTGATGCAGGCTTTGCCCTTCCTGTTTGACCAGTAACAACTTCAGACTTTGTTTTTTTAAGTGGAGTTACATCAGCCAAAGTTTTCATTGGTTGAGAATAAAAATTACTTTTTGATCTATATTCTAATCCAGCAAGTACAGCCTTTGCTTGATAGGAATTAGGGTTAATCCGTGCATCATATCTAGCAACAGAACGTAGTGTTTCTGCTGCTCTTGCATTTGTTGGATGTGTTCCAGACTGAAGTTTTTTAAGTTCATTTCTATCAATACCCATTGATTTAAGTTGATCGTCAGACATGCCCGATAATGAACTACCAAGTTTACCCTTAACAGTATTTAAATAATTATTTACATATCCCAGATCTGCTACAAGGTTCTTAGATTTCCACTCTTTTACTCCAGCATTTCTTACTTCCTCAATATGTGAAGCCTGAACATTAAATAAATTCTTTTCTTGTGCTGGAGTTAAAACTACCCCTTGTCTTTTAAGAACTTCTTTAATTGCATTAGTTTCTTGCATAAATCCTGATTGTGATTGTTTTGCAAGAGATCTAATTGCTGATGGGGCTGATGTTCCAGAACCAGCACCGCGACCAATTGACAATCTTCTTTCAAGTTGTGAAGCAGTCATTGGTCTGCCTTGCTCAACATTTTTTTCTAAAGCCTTAAGAAGTTTGTCTTCTGAGTATCCCTTAGATGTTAATTCAGCAATTTTATTTTGAAGCCTTAATCCAGTATCCTGACTTTTTGTTGTAAATGATCTTCCTCCAACATTTACAGTACCTTGTTCAAATTTTTGAATGCTTCCAGAAACAAGTGCTTCAATTAATGGTTGGAACTGAGGATTTTGTGCAATATCTCTAGGAATAACTGCTTCACCTGGAGTAAGCATTGAAGCAACTGTGTCTTTGTTTCCAGATCCTGGAACATATGGTGTACCCTTTGCAAACTTCTTTGGTACTGCACCTTTACGACCAGGCATCATCATTCCTGGATTTGCTCTAGCAAAGTTTGCTGCAGCCACTGTAGCGTCAATATAGGCTTGACGCAATAGTCTAACTGCTGAACTTTCTGCTGTAAAAGATTGAGTTAGTCTTGTGTGTGCTTGGTTTAAAGATGCTGCAACGGTGGCTGCTTCCATCTGCTCTGTATTTAAATAGTCTGTTTGTTGTGCAAGAATTTTTGAATTTCCGCCAAGTTTTAAGAAACCAACACGTAAGGCTAAAAACATTTTAATAATGTTGGCTGTTCCGTTAGCAAGAAGACCAAAAGCCATAAGCAGTGTTGGACCAATAATACCAACAAGAGTAGATGCTATAACAATAAACTTTTTAGTACCTTCTCCTAGATTGTTAAACTTGTCAAGTACGTTTCCAATAACTTTTACGATTGGAGTTACTGCCTCTAAGAATGTTTTACCTATTGGAGCAATCGCTAGTTTAAGTTCTTCTACCGCTGACTTAAACTGAACTCCAACTGAGTCTTCTACAGTTTTTAATTCTCGTTCAGATAAAATTGCAAGTTGTTCAATGGATGAGCCTGCAAGGTCTAAAACCCTGCTTGCTTGTGTTCCATCTTTAATTACGTTTTGAAATAAAGTTGATAAACGTGAAAATTGAAACTTACCAAATAATTGTTCAATTGCACGGGCACGATTTAATGGATCCATTGTATCTAAGGCTTTTGAAAAATCAATAACTGTTTGTCTAATATTTCCTTGATTTCCTTCAACGATTCCGTTAATATTAATACCAAATTCAGCAAACATCTCGCTAGCCTTTTTAGTTGGATTAATTAATGCTGCAAGACCAGATTTAAGTGCGTTAGCACCTTCTGAAGCATTGATTCCACCTTCTTTCATTGCTGTAAGGAAGAATGCTAGATCTTCTACATCTCCACCAAGTTGTTTAACTACTGGTCCTGCTTTAGGAACAGCAATTGTTAAATCTTCAATAGAAACAACTGTTTGGTTTTCTACTGCGTTAAGAAAATCAATCTTTTTTGCTAAATCCTCTGAAGCAATACCAAATGCATTAGTAAGTGATATTGTAGTTTCAAGTGCTTGGCTTTGCTCTACGCCACCAAGAACTGCAAGTCTATTGGCTTCTGCAACTTGGGCTGTAAGATCTGCCCCAGTTTTACCCATAGCGGCAGCCTGGGCTGCAAGTTCCATAGTTTTAACTGCAGCAACTCCATATTTAGTAAATTCTTCTGCTAACTGTTTAATATCATCAAGTGCTTTATTTGTTTGCTCTGTTGTTGTAAACATGTCGCCATAAACACGTTTAAACTTAACAGCCTGAACCTCAAGATCCATAAATGTTTTTGCTGCTGCTGTACCAAAATATGCAAGTGGAACAGTAAAACCAACCATTAACTGGCGACCTGCCCATTGGGTATTCTTACCAAAGTTTAAAAGGTTTGTAGAACCTTGACGTATTAACTGATTAAACAAGGCTTGCTTCTGCGATGACATTGCCATCTTAGTGTTGTAGTCACTCATATCCAATGTTCTTGGAGTAATTGCCATTGCTCTCATTGCGCCAGATGAATCACGACCCATCTTAATATATTGGGTCTGCATCTTCTTTACACGTTCTTCGGCTACCTTGCCAATTGTGTCAAATTCTTGTTTAAATAATTTACCAAAACTTTTGGTAGATCCGCCTGCATAACGGAAATACTCACGCATAGAAAGTTTATTGCCTTCAAGTGCGTGAGTAAACGACTCCGTTGAGGTTCTTACCAATCCCATCTGAGCAGAGAATTTGCCAGTGGCATTGATAGAGTTTAAAAGGTTAGTCTGTAGGTTTTTTTGTGCTGCAGATGATGCTGCACTATTTCTTGCTACAGATGAATGGAAGGTTGCTAATTGACGTTGGAGATTTTTGAGTTCTGCCAGTGCCGCCGACGTATCAATATGTACGCCAATATTAGCATTTACATCAGCCATTCATTTACACCTCTTTATTAATTAGTTATTTGCAAGTACTGTATTTAAAAGAGTATTTGCATCTGTTAACTTAACTCCAGAAGCGGCTTCAATAACTTTATAGACTGTTGGAAGATCTAAGATTTCTTCCAGTTTATTAATATCTGTAGACAAGTCTGGGTTGTACTGCTCCATTGCGATCTGTACACATTCAATAAGAAGAGTCATTGACTTCTCGTTATCTTCTGCCACCCCTGCTACCTGTTCGAACTTCTTCATAAAGGGACGAAGCAAAGAGATTTTAAGGGGTCTAACCTTAATCTTTGAGCCATCCATAAGAGTTAGTTCTGTGCCCTCATGTACCGTTGTTGCCATGTATTTCCTCCTGTATAGGTTAACTCAATTATAGCATAGGGGGTTTGTTTATTTTAAAGATTTTTTTAGATACCATATTGCTTTTATCAAAAGGTTGGGGTCGTCATTAAAGTTTCCAAGCCCGATATTGCATTTTTGGCATAACATTCCTCTTACAATACCAGTCTCAGTGTTATTTTTTTATTACCGACGGGTCTCTTTCATCAGAATAATCGAGACCCATATTTATACCAAATCCTAGTTTAGCCGCTTTGGGTCCTTGTAGTGATAGAACATCGTTTGAATCACCCGTCTGACCTTTACTAAATACTCTTGCTTTCATGTCTTCCCACTCTTGCTGTCCCTTGCCTTTTCCAGACTCTTTATCTAAGTCCACACCTTGGATTGCAGCCATAAACTTTTTTTCAGCATAATCTAATTCTCTGCTAACCTCTAATGTTGCCATGAGTTCTGGCATAGATAGTGATGTTTCTAATTCTTGATAATCTTTCCAAATTCCCAGCAAAAATACTTCAGACTCTAATTTTGCTAAATCAAGATCATCCCAACTAGAGCCACTTTCTACTGCCTGATTCTTGACTGGCTCTTCAGATTTTTTGTTAATCTTAATTCCAGCAGAAACATCTAAAACCTTATAAACTGTAGGCATATCTATGCTGTCTTCTATATCTTCAACGCTGCCAGATATTGATGGATAATATTGCTTCATGCATATTCTTACACACTCTACTAGTTTTTCAATTGCTTCGTCATCATCTTTTGTACCCTTGACATTTTCAAAAGCATGCATAAACTCACGAAGATATCTAATCTTAAGAGGTGTTATTTCTAGTTCTGTTCCGTCAAATAAATGTATTATTTCACTTTTATATATTGTAGTTGCCATAGAAATTCTATTCTACCACAAAACAACAAAGCCCATATCCGAAGACATGGGCTCTGATGAATAGTTAAACTATTAAGATAGTAGGTCTCCGAAAGTACGATCAACGATCTTACCGTATGAGCCTGAAGTATCTTCTGGTAGTAAACGGAATGAAACTTCAAACATTGAAGCCTCATCACGCTTTGCAGAAACTGTTACGTTTTCAATAGACAAAGCACGGTATGCTGTGTAGACACGCTCCACGAATGGAGAATCTACGCAATCACCTGTACCAGGTCCTACTGCAACAATTCCACGCTCTACTGGACACTCACCGATATCTCCTGCAGAAAGGTTCAAAACCTGTCCTGAGTTAGATGCCTTTGTGCCAGTTAGTTCTTCTGATTTGAATGCAAGTGACAAGAGAAGATTCTCTAGTGTTGCTTCTGCAAAAGCAGTTGCAAGGTTAACCTGCATGCCTTGCTTGTAAAGTTTTGCAACGTCAAGAATTTGGTCTACCTGGACTTCACCGAAGTCTGGTTGGAACTGCATTTCTAGACCGTTCATGGTGTAACCTACGTTTGTATATGCTGCATCATCTGAGAGTGTTTCTCTGAATGATACTTCTGTATCAAAGTTTTCCAGTGTTCCTGGAGTTAGGGTTGTGTCTGCAACAAAAAGTGCTGCTGCTCCAACGATAATGTTGGTAGACGTTCCACGACTGTATGCCATTTATTCACCTCTTCCTTAAGAATAGATATTAAGTTGTACGGCGTTTGTGTTTCCTCATGATAATTATAACAGTCTTTTTATGTGTATCTTTGTGATATTCCCAGGGTATCTGTGGTGTGATAATCATACTCTATTACCAGTTTATTTAAAAATAAAGTTCTTGCTGAGGCTAACTCTGCTATATCCCGTGCCTCATCAGCCTGATATACCTTTAGATTATGAAACATAACATTTCTAGTAATTGCATTTCCGTCTTCACCTAATACGTCATTTGTGGCTATCCAAGAGTTTAGATCTTGGGCTGCGGCATCTTCTCTGTCAAGACACTCAATTATCACCCTAGTTGAATCAAATAGGTTACTTAGATTTGGTGCATAAATAAAATATACCAATTGCTCACGCTTATTTCTATAAAAAGCGTTTGGTCTAAACCTAATAAGCCTATCAAACATTACTACTATTGCTTCAGGATTATTTTTAATGTATACGCTGTCATTATAAATATCTTCTATGTTGATTGGGCTATTGGCTGGAAAAAATGGTTGGAATGGGTTGGGTCCATCAGGAATTAATCCAAACTCTTTAAGTTCGCTATTGATATAAGCGTTAAGAAATGTTGGGGGAAACCCAGTCTGAGTATTAATATCTAAAGCCATAGTTCTATTCTACACCAATCTTTGCATTAACAATCCACTTAAATCCAACATCCAAACCTTTTGATCTTCCAAGTCTTGATCCTGCTTTAATATTTTTTTTAAAAACTTCTGGTTTTTTTATATAGTCGTATATTCCAGAAGCACGTAAGAAAGACTGTTTAAAGTATCTAAGAATAAACTCATCCATGGTTTTTTCAAAAGACCCCTTAACCTCATCTCCTCCAGGACTTCTAATTGTTATTGGGTTCTTGGTAAAGATTGTCTCTCCACCTTCTTGAAATACCAAGACAGAAGATTTTTTTGGAGAAATTGTAACTGGAATGCCACGCTCCATGATATTTGCTTTATTGTAAAAGGGTTGGCTTGAGTCTTCCTTCAAAGTTCTTGACTGTTTAAATGTTGAGTTAATGCTTAGCCCTAGATTGCTAACAGTATAATTTAAATCAAAAAGTCTTGCTGATGGACTTCCAGTCTGATACCACTCATATACATGGTGTAGGGCTCTTGGGTTACCTTTAGCAGATACATCAATGTACATTGCTAATGCTTGAACTGTTCCAGCGCCTAGGTTTTTTAAGAATGCAGATTTTCCACCTTGAATTCCATCTAAAAATCCTACAGAATATTGAACAATATTGTTCATCTGTGATTCAAACTTTTTTAAATTAGTGGTTACTCTCATTAGTCACCTACTGTTTGATTTTCTGTCCTGCGCCAGAGCATCTTAAAGTATTCAGTATTGCCAAATGGTCCAGTAAATGGTTCTACTGTTGCCATCTCGTAGATTGTTCCTCTGCCAGATCTTGGACCTGCTGTTTCTTTGTATATAGGCTCATCATAAGCATTACGAATATTGGTTACTAGAATATTTGTTATAGCGTTCTCAGCACTGTTAGAGGATACTCTTGGATCACTCTTGGTTCTTGCAATAAGTTTATTTTCATATTGTAAGAATGTTTCTGGCTTAATGTTTTCTGTACCCGCTCCACCAACGCTTGTAGCATTGCATATAATGGTTCTATCAAATACCCAGTCTTTTGTAGCCTGACCATATTGAGTTTGTTTAATAATTGGATAGTAAATATCAGCCTTCATTGGGTAGATGAAATCTGTTTCTGGACAGCATTCCACTATAATACCCCTGGACGGATAATCGTTTCTACATATTTATCTAATATTTTATCAACAAGCAGGTTACCAGTACCGTCTACAATGCGCTTATCATACTCAATTTTAAATTGATCTGTGCTGTAGTTCTTTATGTATCTCTTGTAATAGTCTAATTTTCCACACCTAATATCTTCAATTAGCATTTTAGTAGCATCTTGAATATCAATTGGAACTACCTTATGTCCCGTCTCTAATAAAAATATACAGTCTATTCCTTCTGGAAATCCTGCTGCTGGGACGATGGTTGCTACGTTACCACTATCTTCTGTATCAAAAATACTAATAGAGTCTGATGGTGCAACTGGAATATTTGGATAACGTCTTTCAGCACGATTTAAAGCATCTATTGTTTCTACAGGATCTTTTGTAATTGCTGATTTATCTTTTGTAATAATATAAGTATAGGATTTTAAGGCTGGTCCATTGACTGTATCGCTTAAGTCATATACTAACTCTGCATTTTCGTATGCTTTTAAAATCTTGTGTGTTTTTTTCCAAAGCGGGACATAATCTGTTCCCTGTCCAACAACTTCTAAATAAGTTCTGTTGTAATAAAAACCACCAGTAATTGAATCAATAATAAGTCTGGCTAACCTTTCATACCCTATGTAGGCTGCAATGTCTGTTGCTGTACCAGAAGTTGCTAACAATGTTGGGTTTACGTATGGTCTAGCAATTTCCATATTGTCTTCAACAACAATATCTCCACGCTCTCCATCAATATCTTCGTACACGCTTACTGAATAAGATTTATCATATTTAACAAATTCTCCTGTAAGAGAGTAGGTGATTATTGAGTTAACGCTTGATGTAACAAATTCTTCTATCTCTGTAAGGTCTGCAACATCTTCTATAACTAGGATGTAGTCTGCTTCAGCATCTGGAACCGTATAGGTAACTGATAATGGATATGGGGGTAGTCTTAAAATATTCATGTTTATTTCCCGTAGTGTGAGGCTAATTCTTCAGGAGTTACAGTTCTAACTAACCTGTGGGTAAGCCACTTTTCCGATGCCTCCTTTGTAACAATATTATATCCTACAGCAATTGGCTTTAGATTATCCATATGTAGGTTCTTTTGAGAGTAGATGGCTACTGTTTCTTTTGGATCTTCCTTTTTAATTTCAGGTTCAACTAATGTTGGTGGAAAGAAACTTGCAATAGTTTCTAAAATTTCAAGTTTTGTATTGGCTCCAAATAAATCAATGCCATTTTTTTTACCATAGGATTTTAACTCCATTACAGTTTTTTTTGACAACTGCTCCATTGTTAGTTTCATATTTCTCCTATGCTCATTTGTAATTATACCAGAATAAGAATAAGGAGGGTAGTTTTTACGCTACCCTCCCTATAACTTATTGGTTAAAGATTAGGAATCAGCACTATCTGAGTCGACATAAGCGACTGCATCTAGTTCTTCCCATGCAAGACCAAAACGTACGAATACTGTGTATTCGATTGTGTCCTTCTTTGCAACGTACTCACGATTTACTGTGATATCACGCTGGAAACCCCATACACGGTTCTGAGGGAATGTCAAGTCGACATAACCTGCAGGGTAGTAAGGAACTTCAAGAACATCTACACCTAGTACACGAGTTGTACGTGAGTTACCAAGTGTTTGTGCAGTTCCATCAAGAAATTCTTGACGGTTTGCTGCTGTGCTACCAATACGATCTGAGAACGCTGATGAGATAGCATCTGCAAGTGTACCGTTATTACGAACGATTCCTGCGAAAGCATCTGTACCTGCGTAGAACTTAAGGTTTGCCTTAAGTGCACGATACTTGCGTGGCATTGCTAGAAGCAAGCCCTGCATTACTGTTGTTGTGAAGTTGTTATCTGCAACTGTAGCAGCATATTCGTGAGCAGCATTTCCAACTGTTCCACGAGTTTGCTTGATAAAGCCAGGCATGATTGACAGGAACTCTCCTGTTGCACCATCACCGTTAATAGCAAGATCTTCAATATCGTTAGCAAATGCATTGGTCATTAAACGAACTAGATGATCCTCAAGTGCTCCGCCTTCAATATTGTCTTCAAGTGCTTCTGTAGATACTTCCCAGTCCAGACGAATCTTTTTGGTTGTAAGTTCTACTTTTGAAAATGTTGCGCCTGCGTTTGTGTATGTTGGTGCACCCTGTGCTGCTGCACGGATAACACGCTCTCCAACGTTGACCTTTTCGATCTCCATTGTGTTAGCACGCATTGTGACTTTACGTCCATCTTTGGCGAGAACTGTTGCATCCCACACATAGTCGATGAATCGACGAGCCTGCTCTGGTGCTAGAATACCACCTGCTACACCCGTTGGGTTGACAGCATTGGCTCCTGTTGTTGAACCGAAGCCTGCAGTTGCAGTGTTGCCGAGTTGAGATCCTACAGATGTACCTGCAGAGTCTAGACCAGTTGCACCACCTTCACCACCAGAAACGAATGAGCCCTGAGAGTTAATCTCGTTGCCTGCACCCGCTGATCCTGGATAGTTTTTTTCTAGATTGTTATTTTGTTCCGACATATTGTTCACCTCCTAGTGATTTTTACCTTAATTGAATAGGTCGGTATTCGTGAGGAAACGACCGCCCCATAGGGATTTCTGAACCTTGGTAGGCTCAAACTGCACGATCTCGCCTAGATCGCCAGACTTGCGGAAAGCGGTATCTTGCTCTACGGCATCTACTCGCTTGCCAAACTCATTAAAAACTCCCTTAACATTATTTACATCATCAGACACGGACTTTACTTCACCTGATACTGCGTCAAGAGACTTGCTTAGTGCAACAATTTGATCATTAAGAGACTTAATAGTTGTTGCAAGATCGCCAAAGGCATTTGTAAGAGAATTTTTGATTTCAACAACTGCCTCAACAATTGCCTCATCAGACTTCGCTACAACAGTTTCTGTTGCAACAACTTCTCCCTCTTCTGATTTTTCAATAGAAGAATCTGCACTACCATCAATTGACTTTTCTGCATCTGCTGCATCTGCAACTGGTGCATTTGCGGCTGGTGCCTCATCAACGACTGCAGGAGTTTCTACAACTTCTGCTGGTTGTGCCTCTGGAGCGACCTGAACTTCTTCAACTGCAGCATCAACTGCTGTTTCTGTTGTTTCAGTCATAGGACTAACCTCCTTTGTAATCTTAATTGTACTAATGCCTTTAGCACTATCAACTAAGAACTTTATCATATTTGCTTTTTCATTATCATTCTTTTCAACAAAACCTATGTTTTTCATTTGATTGCCCGTAGTTGGACTTTCTTTTGTCTCTTCTTCAGAGACTAAAACTATTCCAGAATCTTTGTCCCAAAATACGTTTTCTACTTGTGTGTCAATTGCTGATCCTTTAAATATGTTTATCCCGTCAACTTTTTCAACTGACATAATATTTGCAAACTGATTTGCGGGGCTATCAACTAGTGATAGTTCAATAAGGTCGTAGTTCGTGATAACTCTAATTATTTCATTGGTTTTTTCATCAAAGGCATCGTCCCACTTGTTTATTCTTCCACCAATTGAAAACCCCGTGTATGTTTTATCAAGAACCTTTTCCCAAGCATTCTGGGCACCTTTTGAAACATATGCAGATACATAAACGCCCTTGTAAAATGTTTTTGTTTCTGGATCAAAATATTTTTCTTCTTTAAAAGATACAACTTTACCTACTGCTGATGGCTGGTGCATCTCTCTTAAATTGTTTTTAAAACCTTTGAATGCTTGCATTGATGCTTCTGAAGTTACTATGTCCCCCTGCTTGTCAAGGTTATCCAATGAAGCAAAGCCAGATACAATTCTGCGTTCTTGATCTATTTTAGAAAAGAGCATTGACACATGAACAACGTCGTTTAGCACATTAACTTTGGCTTTATTAATTATTTCCATACTCTAATGCCTTCTCTTAGGACCCTGGCATAATGCATATCACAATACATGGTTTTTTCACCATTTCTTCGTTTTGGCTTGTAGCATTTTTCAACGTCACAGTTATTTATGTTCATAGTATTATCCATTATACCAAACATTTTTAAGTTTATCTCAACTATTGAGATGCTCTACCTTCTCCTTGTGCATTACGTCCAGAGATGGTTGTTGTAGAGTCTGAATTGTTATTTGTTCTCTCAGAATCTCTTTGGCGATTCCCTGCCAAATTTGCTACAGCATCAGTTGCTTGACGTGGTGACATTACAAATGGCTCATCTCCATCTGCTCTTTGTGGTAAGTCTAACTTTTCACGAGCCTCATTTGGAGTCATAACTTGAGTTTTAACATATCTTTCAATAATTTGAGACTGAGCAATTTCATCTGTAAGGGTTAACTCATTAAACTTAAGTTCTAGAATGTCTGTTTTTTCTCTAATTATCTTATTAACAACCTTCTCTAAATGTTTCTGGGCTGGACGAGAAACCTGCTCTTTAAATGTACGATCTTGTGATAAGGCTGCTGCAATTCCAGAATCAGAGCCACCCAGTTTAGATATTGGAACTTGATGAGCAATCAGAATATCATCACGATTTTGCTTACGATACTCTTTAAATGATCCCTCTTGAATACCATTCTCAACTGCTTCCATTTTAAACTCAACCTTGTTCTGGTCTGTGTCTCCAGGAAGCGGGATATAAAGTGTTCTATGGGATTGAGACTTAAGTCCAGTTTGAAGGAATCTAAACATCTTGTCTTCTCCATCAGAAGAAAGTTTGGCACCTTTAAGAGTTACTACGTATCTAGGAACAGCCTTGTTCTCAAAATAATCAATGTTGTATTGTGATGCTAATTGATCTCCAATGAGAGAAGGCAATGCAGCAATAATATCTGGAACCCCATAATAAGTGTTTAGAGGTGAGTATTCTTTATAATGAATAATTTCATTTGGACGTGCATCAGCAGTCATAGGGTTTACATTTTTAGCACCAAAGTTACGGAAGTAAACTACAGAGTTTCCAATAATCTGAACATAGCCATCACGAAGTCTGCGTACACGAATAGTAGTTGCTGGAATGTGTCCAACATATCCGATATCTCCAGTTACTGTTCTCCCAATTTCAAGAAAACCATTGCCAATTGCTTGTACGTCTGTGTAAAACTTTTCCATGGTTTTTGTAAAAGAATCATCATCGTTAAGATTTTCAAGCCAATCTTTTAATTCAAACCGCATTCTTTCAATTCTATTGCGAGCACGCTCTACAGCAGATTGATCTGTATTCATCTCAAACCTTAGCATTGTTCTATCCGCAATATCAAAGCGGTATCCAAGACCTACAACGTTTTCTACCTTAGCGTCAATTGCAGCATGATTGGCAAAGGATGTGTCGTAGAAGTTTGCTAGTTCATACATATTATATGGTGGAGTAATTACATCAAATAGACCGTAGCCATTTCTGTATACCGTTCCAGGATTGATAGCCTTTGAACTTGCATCAACTCCTGATGGGGTTGCATTTGCTGAGTCTAGGTATGCATCTGTTGGAACTATAACTGCTTTTGCAACATTGCGAGAAGTTTTTCTACGAAAGTTTTGATTTAGTCCATTGTAATCTTTTAAGTTTTCCCAGGATTTATTGAAAATATCTTGTGCTTTAAATGGGTTGTCTTCTTGTTCTTGGGTGTTTAAGCCAACTCTTAAATAATCATCAGTCATCGCTTGCTCCATACTTATCATATGTTTGTCGTGCTGCTACCCAAGCACCATGATCATTCATTGATGGGATTAGTCCTTCTGAAAGTCTTTGCTTTTGTTCAGAGTATTCTTCTTCACTAACTCTATGCAGACCTGGAACAAAAACAGCCTCTCCCAAACCATCGTCACCATGACTTATTGCAGACTTCTTAAGTTCTGAAATTTTACTTATATCTCCACGCTCAGCGGGAATGTTTAAGACAGATCCTTGTCCGTCAGTAAACCAACTACCATTTGTTTTTTTGTATACATACAATCCCCACTCATAATGCTTCTCAATGACCTTGCGACGTACATTTTTAACATAGGGCTTACCAGTTTTTGGGTTAATAAGTGATTCCATAACCACAAGTATAGCATACTAGACTGGAATCTGTACCGTGCTCTGCCAATTTGTATTTGAATAGATCTTGAGTTTTTCTGCATCAAATATCATGCCTTCATCATCATCAATAATAATCTTATTAGTTCCAGTGTAAGTCTTATATACGCTTTCTGGGCTTACCCCATAAAGATCTGATGCTGAAATAACAAGAACGCCTTGCCATGTAAAGTTATTTAACCAGAATTCCCAGTCAAAGTTAGTAAAACCATCTGACTCAACCCTTAGCCAAGGTCTGGTAAGAGTACTCTGAACCTGCTGAAGGTTATTTGCTTGATAATAGGCTATGTTATTAAATACCATTGGACCAGTTAAATTAATACCGCCAAGGTATCCATCAAAGTTTAAGGCTGTAGAGAATGCAATTCCAAGCACTCCCCACTCTTTTTTTGTAATGACTGGTTCACGAACAAGGACTCCATTCCAGAAGTAAGCAAGACCATTGAACTCTAATCCAGTGTTTTGACTGCGTGCAAAAATCTTAGCACGATTACCTTGATAACTGTTAGCAACCATATAGAACTTAATAGTGTCGCCTTTATATTCAATTTCAAAAAGTTCTGTTGGAGTTCCTGGGAAAAAATCATCATCATATCTCATCCAAACCTGGGCTGCGCTAACGCGATAATTAACAGCAGATGTTTGGTTAATTGGAATGGCAATTCCACGGCTTACCTGTGGATCAAATTGACCACGAACCTCTATACCAGTCTTTCTATTTAGATATAGGTATGGGGTACTTCCTTTATAAATACTGAATGGGTTCTTAGATTTATAATCATAATATAATCCCGCCCTCTTATATGGGAACATATTAAGACTAAATCTAGTTCCAATTGGATTAAATGAGTTATCATTTAATGCTTGAGAAGCAAACTCTAGTCTACGCAAAGCAATTGGTTTTGTCAAGATATTTCTAATGTTAAACTCAAGGTGGTACACAATTGCAAGTTTGTTAAAATCAATAGTCTTTGTTGGATAAATAAGAGTATTATCTACAACCTCAAACCTTGTTGTTGCCCATAGGGGGTGGTCATCAATGTCAATAATTCTTGTAGACTTTGCTGCCTCTAATCTATCAAAACTTGTTTGTGGAGCATTGGCACCTTCAGACACATATTGAAAGGTTATGTAACTTCTAACAGATGCACTTTCTGTATCATATTGATAAAACTTTACAGATTTTTGTTTAACATCTTCATAGTTTGACCATCCAGTAAATAAAAAGTTATCAAACTGATAATATGTTTTTTGCTCTGGGTGCTCAAATTGAGATTTTAAATCTGCATAGGTCCAAGACTCTGCAACCTCTTCTAATTGAGATGAAGATGAAGGTCCTGGATATCCAATATTAAATTGCAAGAAATCAAGATCATAGAACTGATTTCCAACATCATTGGTAACAAACTTTGCAAAGTATGAAAGAGGCAGGTAATCTTGCCAGTATCCAGATACTCCAATATCAAGAAAGAACTTTCCGTATGACTCTGTTGGTAGCAAGGTATAACTTGCTGTGTGATCTATAAGTTCTTGATCTGATTCAAATAAACAGAATCCGTCTTCATTAAAATAATTTTCTAACTCTGATGCATTAAAACTCGTTGATAGACCTACAGTATAGATGTTTCCAGTAAAGGTGTATAAACCTGAATCATCCCCACCAACATACACCTTTAAGCCATTTCTTTCACCAAAGAATGAGGCAATGTTTCCACCAAAAGAGTTAATCATGGTTTGTAGGTTTACTCCAACGGCAATTGGCTGTCCTATTGGAAAATCTTGAAGAGAATAAAACTCTTCTTGAATTCCGTTATATGTTAGGTAGTAGTCAATATCTGGACCGTTTTTTATTACGGTAAAAGAGTTGCCATTTAAACTATTATAGATTTTAAACAAAACTTGATCTGAGGCATCATCTTCATTAATTTGAAAAACACCATATATAGAGTGAATTTCATCTGCTAAAATATTAAACCTTGTAAAATTAATATAAGGGTTTACTGAGTTCCAAGTATTGTTTGGTCTAAAGGTAATAAACTTGTTTGGTATTTCCAATCCAGACGGAACATCTTGAATCTCTTGGTTATCGCTATAGAACTCATTAATAGTTTTTGAGTCTAGGAATATCTCTGGAAGAGAATATTCTGGTGTTGTTAATGCTGTATTTGTTGTTACTAGATTATCAAATGTACCCTGCTGCCAAGAGGCAAAATCGGGGTAGTTATAATTTGAAGCATAGTCTGCAAAAGGATAATCAATAAAAGCAGACGTTCCTCCATATGCTGAGTTAATCCCTTCTGGAGAAAGAACACCTTGACCATATACCCATCTACGCTTTGCAATAGTTACTGGCACTTGATATGGATAAATAGCAACACAGTCAATTTCTATTGGCGTTACATCTTCGTATGAATAAAATCCAAGCCAGTCTTGTGATTTTCCTAAGTCTAGTGGTGTTGGCAAATTTAAGGTTTCTGTATCAACAGCAAAAGAAATAATCTCTTCACCATTTAATAAAACGCTTGCTGAGTTTCTAATAACACGAATATGAATTAACATTGGTCTAAACCACTCGCCGACAAAGTGCGAAGCAAACTCTGTCCCAAGAACAAAAGTTAAAAAACCACCTTCAACATAGAGTCCGTCTGTTCCAGATATAGGACCAAATATTCTTTTTGGTGTTGGTGAATCACAAGAGATTCTTGCCCAAAACTCTACTGTATATTCTTTGTATCTGCCAAGTTCATTTAAAAACCCTTTTCCTGGCAAGATTAACGATGGATCTCCTCCAGAGTTAGTTGATAGAACTGTTACTCCAGATGCTCCAAATACCATAGGTACGCTAGAATTTTTTGCTACTAAGGCATTATTATCAATAAGATAATATCCTTCTTCAACTGATATTCCATATGGTAGTGCTGGCAAGACTTGATTAGATGTTGTTAATGCTATTGTTTCTGGAAATGGTTCAGGTTCAATACCAAGTGACTTAGAATTATATTCTTCTGACCATTGACCAACTGTTATTCCGTTTATATAAAATTGATAATCTGCTGTATTTGCTCCGCCAGAATTAGTGTTTATCTTAAAGACAGCCCTTAACTCTGTGTTTTCATCTGGGATTTCAAATGTTTCAGAAACAAATCCCCAGTTATTAAATAAAGTAGTTTCAAATGTTTTAAGTTTTTGCACAACAAAAGATGTTGTTGTATCTGTATATTCATATCCTATTGATACAGAAGACAAGTAAGCACTATTTGAATAGAAGTATCCACCTACAGAAAAAGTTCCAAGGTTTGAGTTCAAATCTGTAAAGTTAACAAGATTAGGGCTAATACAAGAAATCTCATTTGTTGCTCCACCTGGAATGGTGCCTAATACTGATGTTGTTGTACTATATGGAAATGGTTCATTTTCAATTACTGCCTCTGTCGCTGTACCGCCAGTAACTGACCATTCGTTTTCAATATTACGATTGGCTTCAGATATAAGGCTTACATAGTTAGCGGTATCGTCTAGCGCCCAAAGAACAAGTGGATGTTCTGAGTATATCTTTTCTGCATATAAGTTTGACGGGTTAGACATGATTCTCCTATACCCTTATTATAGCAGTTGTCATTTATTTTTATGTCTATCAATATAGTCAGCAAGGAGCCTAAGAATTGTGGGGTTATCTTTTGCTTGTCCCATAGATCTATTGCAGTTTTGGCATAAGGTTCCACGAACACATTTTCCACAAGATATTCTTTTATTGCAACATTCGTGATCGTGATCAATTGTTAGGTTTTCTAACGATCCGCACACTTCACATGGATTAGATAACATTGTTATTAATTGCTCTGATGTTAGATTATATGTTCTTTTTGTGGCATCGTGCGTTCCGCATAGCCTAACTGCTTTGTGTTTATTTGAACAATATGGAACATCACAATCAACTTTATTATAAATTAGTTTTTTAATTGGAACCTCTGCGCTAATATTTCCAGTATTTAAAAATCTATAGTAATGGCTAGAGCAATAGTTTAAAGAATAATGTTTTTTTGTACATTTTTTAACAATACAAAACTGAGGACGTTTTTCTTGTTTTTTTGCACCAAGATCTCTTCTTTTTTTTTCTCTATAATGATTATGGCAAAGTCTTTTGGCATGAACCGTTTTATTACAATCTGCAAAGATACATAAATCATTTGAATCTTGTACATTATCAATCATTTGATAATTGTACCATACTTTATGTATTAAATAAGACAGTTATCATTGTTGCAATATTTTTCTCCAAGGGCATCAAGATTTTCTACACCGTCATAAATAGCAGACCAGTCAATAGTTGCTATTTTGCCAATATAAGAGTTATATTCTTCTTCTGTAATTTCTTGATAAGGTTGTTGAGGGTATACTTTGTTACCCATTGGCAAAAATGAAACTGCCTTTAGTTGACCCTCGTACATGTGAAGTGCTGGGGCAATAAACTTTGTCTCAGTCTCTTTATCAAATGATAAAGTTACAGAAACACCATTATCTGACCAGTACTTCTGAGCAGTTGCTGCAAGACCAATCTTCTCAAACATGCTAACATCTTTTTCAGCACGAGGATGACCTGATGCTACTGGGAAATAGACTACTCGAGTATTTGCTGATACAAGGTCTTTCTCAATCTTATACCCTGCCGCTCTAAACAAATGAAGCATTGGATCAGTATTTCCAAAACGAATAGCACGAAGATAGAATGCTCCTCCAGGACCCCAGTGAACTCCAGGTGTAGCACCAGAAAGAAGTGATACAGATCCTGATGGCTTGACTGTTGTTACACGAATTGATTCACGAACACATAGCCATTCTGAATACTGCTTGTCATAACTACGAATCTTTTTGTATCCTTCATCCATCCACTCACGAGTTACTGGTAAACCATTTTGATCAGCAAATGATGCAATGCCTGTAAGTGATGTTCCGATACGGCGATTACGTTGCATAATGCCGTTTGTTTGTTGCCAGTGTGTGGGAAGAAGTGTTACAGTCTTTCCATAAAGATAAGCAAACTTCAATGTCTTGAGGAAGTCCTCCTTGGAATCATGACGATTTAAGTGCACTTCTACAAGTGTACAAAGTTCATAACTTTCAAGACCCATCTCTGCACATGGGTTCATTCCCATCACACGATAGTCTTTTCCATCTGCTGGATCTGCAAGTCTTCCATAATTACGAGCAACATCAAGCCAAATAAAACCTGGCTCTCCATTATCTGCAATTAAATCTACATAGTCCTCATATTTAGTTCCAACGGTTGCTGCAATAGAGTTATTACTCATCCATGCCCACCCTGGATTTTCTGAATCAAACGAGTTTCTTTCTGGAAATACTTCTGCATTTTTTAGATTAATAAAATCTTTATCTTCTGGTGTGCCAAGTGCAAGGGTAGCAGAACGACGAACATTACCAGAAACAACACATGTACCAATAAGATTTATAATATCTGTAATAGCACGAGAGTCTAATGTTTCTCCTGCTCTGCCGCCAATTACTTTACGAAGTCTTTTATGTAATTCAATTAATGGCTTAGGTCCTGAAGCAACTCCACCAAACCCCTTAATGGGTGCTCCCAGTGGACGAATCTCAGAATAATCAAACTCTTGAATACTTTGATTTTGACGAAGGAATGAATTCAAAATCATCCGAACTGACTCAACCCATCCTTCACGGGTATCAGGAATAACATAGGTATTTACAGGCTCTGTAGGGCTATAGATAGGCATGTCTTTATCTTGACCAATAGTGTCGAAGCCTACTCCAATACCCAGCATAAGGGCATCCATAACCCATGCAAATAGGGTTCCTGGGTCATTGCGATCAAGGTCACGAGTAGATACCATAGCGCAGTTTTGAAGAGCAGCAGAGTTGCGCTTCTCCATAGTCATAGATGTTCCAAATGTCCACATTCCACGACCTGGAGGTGTCCACTTTAATTCAAACATTCTTTGGAAGGCTTCTTGTGCAGACTTTTGAGCCTTGTTATCATTCCAAGGTAGTCTATTTTCTTTAGCATGGTTTTTTTGAACTGAGTACATACCCTCGATTACACGCTTACAAACCTCATACCATCTTTCTTTTGTTCCATCCTCTTTAACACGAGAATAGGTGCGGATAAATGTGATCTCACCTAAAGAGTTAGATCCAGCATCTGAAAAGCCAAAAGGTGCTGGAGCCTCTTTATATTTTGCAATAAAATCATCTAGTAAACGAAAAGAAAAGACATCTGACATTGGATTTGTAAACCTCTCAATAAAATTAACAATAGAACTTTACATCTCGTAAAGTACTCTAAGTATAGCACATTGTTATAATATTTTTTACGCTTGCTTTAAAACATTAAGCATAAAGTAAAGGTTAAGCACTTTATGTTTTGTAAAGTAGTTTAACTAATTACAAGTCCAGACTTACCATTTTTAACTTCTCCCCATGTTAGAGCAGGAAGAGCAGTAGAAATTGCAATGTTGTTAATTTTATAAGATTTACCTGTAAAAAGATTCATATGCTCTGAAGATGTCCAAGCATCTGTTGCATCTATCCATGCAAAGGTTTTATCTGTATCACCTTTAAGAGTAAGTCCACCACCATCAGCAGTAGTATCTGTTGGAGTTGCTGTATCTCCTAAAACAATATTTTTATCTTCAACAACAAGGTTAGTTGAATTAATATTTGTTGTTGTTCCATTAACTGTTAGATTACCAGAAAGAGTAAGACTTGTTCCAGTTACCGCTCCTGTAAAAATTGCTCCTGAAAGTGTTGCGTATGAATCTAAGTTGCTTGTAAGTGCAACTGTTCCTGTAGCATCTGGGAAAGTTACTGTTCTATCTGCTGTTGGGTCTCCTGCAGAAATTGTTAATTCATTAGAATCTTCAGTAGAACCTTCCATTATGATGGTTGAAGTAAATACCCCAATGTTAGTAATATCTGAAAGGTTTCCAGTTGTAATAACTGTACCGCTAACATTTGGAAAAGTAATTGTACGATCAGCAGAAGGATCTGCAACTTCTAAAGTTGTTTGATGCTCATTTACAGTGCCTTCAAAAATAATGGCTGCTGGAGCAAGTATATTTTTAGATCCATCTAGTTCTGCAACACCATTAATAGCACTTTTTTGACTATCCTCAATGTATGCGCCAAGGCTGGTATCTAAAGATCCTGCACTTACAAGATATTCTAACTCAGACCAAACTGTTTCACCGTCACCAATTTTAATTTGATAAAGGGTGCTGTTATATCCAAACTCACCTTCATTTAGGGTTGGGTCTGCGGCATTCCATTCAGAGGTTGTACCTCTACGCATTTGAATTCTAGTTGCCACAATTTACCTCCAGATTATGTTTAATTATAGCAGAATTTGTCATGCTGCTGACCCGCCATCAATTGTCATTGCAAAAGATGTTGTTGCTGGTGATCCACCATCAAGACTTTGCCATATAAAAGATGGGAGCATAACTCCATTGCCATTGTACTGATATGTACCATCTACAAACCCTGCGCTATCATGATTGTGATCTACAATAGAAACGGTATCATCATAATTTGCTAATGGAACCCAGTTATCACCATAATAGTAATACACTTTTAAAGTTGTTGTATCTAAATGCATTGCACCATTTGAAGGGCTAACTGGGAAAGTACTTCCAACAGTTATTGCACTTCCACTAAATGCTGTGGTTTGTACAGAATTATCTGGGAAGGTAACTCCAGTAGCAACCTTGAGTCCTTGTTTTACAACAAAGTCTTTATTGTTAGTTGCCACTAAAGTTCACATATCCCTTCAGTCCACATTACGCTTCAATGAGCGTCTTGTGAACCTTTATTGTTGTTCCGCTTGTTGATGTTACAAGTAGTCTAACGTTTCCGCTAAACAGGTCAGCATCTGTTGTACCAATTTGAGCATTGCTAATTACATCAGCATACTCTGTAATATAAACATTGTTGTTTCCATCTACAGTTACTAGTACTTCTAGTACTTCAATGTCTGTACCGTTTTTCATTTGAACAAGATATTTTGCTGAACTGTAGTTTGTTGCTGACCAAGAGTCAACTACTGTTGCACTTGTTGTAGAAAGACTTGTTGTGGCAGTTCCGATAAGGGCATCTGTTAATGTTATTTGCGTAAATGTTGTTGTGCCATCTTTAATATCATCAACTAATCCATCTGCATATGTTTGATAAGCAGTTGTGATTGCTGTTTCTCTGCCATCTGTGTAAGAGTTAGCCTCTGACTCTGCTGTATTAGCATAACCTTGTGCAGTGTTTAAAGCATCTATAATTTCAAGATTTGTGTAATTACTTGCTGATAGTTCTGCAGCATCTGCTTCTGCTTTAGCAAAAGCGGTTGTTGCAATCTGGTTTGTGTTTGTATCTGCTGCTGCTGTTGGTGCCTCTGGTACTCCAGTAAGCACTGGTGAAGCAAGTGGTGCTTTTGCTGCAAGAGCGGTTGTCATTGTTGTTGAATAGTTTTCATCATCAGCAATTGCTGCTGCAATTTCATTTAATGTGTCAAGAAGTCCTGGGGCTCCGTCAACAAGATTGTCAACTGCAGTTGTAATTGCATTATTACGATCTGTAACTTCTGTGCTAATTGCAGAATCTACATAACCCTGTGTTGCAATTTGATTTCCTGTAGAGACAGAACCAAGATATGAATCTACGTCAGCATTAAGAATAATGTTTGAATTACTAGCAAAGTATAGGTTGTTATCCTCAATGGAGGCTATGGAATCAGTGAATAGAGTAGTAACTTTTACGCCACCCATAGCAGGACCGTAGAGAGTGCCATTACTATCAAAAGACCAACTACTATTGGGTGAGTATGTATTTATGATATATGACTGTCCTACAACAAAAAGTACTCCAGTAGCACCAGCCGTAACGATATACTCATCTCCGACTACTTCAGACGAAATAATACCAATCTCAACTAAGCCCGTCCCAGTGTTTACGGTGTCAAAAAACACTTCAGGATATGAAGGTACATATGCAAATACAAGAATGTCTTGAGTAGAACCAGCCCTTGCTAAGGCTATAATTTCCACTGAAGGCTCAGTAGCGGATATAGAAACACTACCAGCATCAAGAACAATATCTCCATCTGATGCTGAAATAGCAACATTAGCCCCTGCTGCTACTGTCTTAAGATCAAGGTTTCCATAGTTAGCCTTGATTTCAAATTGGTGAGTTGTTGGCTTGACTGCAATTTCACCCTCATTTGCAACTGTTACGCCATCTGTAAAGTAAAGCGTATCAATGACTCTCTTGTTTGAAATATCCTGTGTATCGCTTGTTCCAACAACATCTCCGTTTACACCGTGAACTCCAGAAGATGCTTCTGTGTGTGTATCTAGATCTCCTAACTTAATGTATCCTAAGTCACTAATTGGTTGATCAAGAAATTCTGTTTGTGTATACAGTTCTAGTACAGTGTTTGTATGAGAGTTGGCGTTATTGCCGGCAGCAGATGCTGCACCGTATTCATCAAATACTTCCTCATTTACTGTAAGGTTTCCATTTACATCTACTGTAAATGTTGCTGCGTCTACAGAACTTATAAGCGTCTCTCCACCAATAAGGTCAAGAATGTATGCATCGCCTGTTGTTTCTGTAAGTATTGTATTTCCTGCTACGGTTGCTGTTGATCCCTCAACAACTAAACCATTCTTAATCCTAAAGGCTTTATCTACTGTTGCCATTTATTTCTCCTTTAGGTCAGGTCTTCAAACCTGTGCGATAATATCGCAAGGTTATCGGACTAAGTGTTGGTGTAACCGTCATACTGATTATACCAGAATTTAAATTAGCAGTGATATTTCCAATAGGATTTGTTGTATTAGATAACGTGCCAAACTCTGTTATATTTTGATTTGTTCCGTCAAAAAGTATGTTAATCTCTGTGCTTTTATAGACACTTGTTGCAGTGTGAGACATCTGAATCATATACTTTATAGTTCTCCATGTAGCAGTGTCTATTGTGTCAAATACTGTTGCAGTTTCAATACCGTTGATAGTTGAAGAGTTGTTTCCATCTCCACCCAGAGATTCTGCACGGTATGAAACGGTATCAATTAAATCAATAAAATCTTGTCCAGTAGGTTTATCACCAGACTCAAATTTGGTTTTTAATGTTGAAATTGGTACTATAGCCATATATGTGATTATATCATAAAATGTAGAAGGTACTACCAATGATGGCTATACCAATTCTTGGAGTATTGCTTTGTGAAAAACCTGGATATCCAATATCTTTAAATCTAACCTTAAATGGGTAAATTCCTTGAACCTCTGCAAGAGTTGTACCAATTCTAGTTACATTAATTTTAGTATATTCAAGTGGTGTTACAAATATCTTTGCAACTTCTAAAGTGGTAACTTGTTCTACTGGCATTTTAACTCTCAGCGGCAGTTACGTCTTCAATTACTGTTATTGTACCCTTGCAAATTGTCGAGGTACGTGTTTCATCAGATAATTGAATATCAAAAATATCTCCTGTTTCAAGATCTTCAGATTGTCCAGAAGAAAGTGAAACTGTAAACTCTCCGTCATCATCAGCAAATGTTACTTCTGGATAAAGAGAAACAACTAAAGCACTTGTTGATGGTCTAACAACATCCATTGAAATTGTCCATTCAGAGATTGTTAAAGGATTGCGAGTTTCATCTGTTACATAAACTCTAAATGCTGCTGTATCTCCACGAACTAATGTCCATAAAACTGTTGGAGGAGCAGCACCAATTGAAAATGAATCTGTTCCTTGACCTCTATATGTTGCCATTATGCCAACCCTGCTTTCATTGATCCCCATGTACCGTTGCCTTTAGGCTGCCCAACAACAATTGCACCAGTTGATGCATTTGCCTTTAAAACAACCGCTACAGCCCCTGAGCCGCCTTCTGGCTGGGTATCTGTTAGTCCTCCACCATTTGCTACATAAAGTACGTCTCCTGCTGTGTATGAGGATGTGTTAAGTGGAATATCTGCGTTACCAGAAAAAATACCAGAAACAATAATAACTCCATCAGAGCCATTAGAAATATTTGATTGTGCTAATCCAATTACTGGAAATGTTGCAAGATTATCTGAGTCAGATTTTGCGACGGTAGTTTTAGTTGAATACCCAGTAGCATATACTGGATCTCCTTTATTAATTGTTACACCGCTAGAGTTTTTAACTTCATATGTAAAATAAGGTAATCCCAAACCTGGAAGTACAAGTTCAATCTGTTCTGCTAACGATTGTATATCGCCGTGCACGTTTACCGTGTCAGTTAATAACGGAAAGGGGAGATCATAAATTGCGGTAGCGCCAGTAGCCATTCTATTATTATACCATTTCTCTTGGCTTTTTGGTTAAATTACACAAATAACATATTAGTCCATACTTTTCTAAAGTTTGAACTCATATATTGATTTTATCACATAAACTTGCTTTTTATTCCAAATTCATGCTACAATTAATACAATGCTGCCGAAGGGTAGCATTTGTTTCTAGAAAGAAGGTTTTTACTATGAAAAGAGACAACAGTAAAAAGGCTTGGTTTGGCTTGATAGCGATAGTTGGTTTAATTGCACCTTTTTGCAATGCCGCTAAGGCTCTTGAAACTAAAACTCTAATTAAAACTCCCATAGAGTCAGAAGCAGCCCTTAAAGGGGCTTTTTTGGTTTCTAAAGAACAAATATTAGATAAGTATGAAAACGCCCATAATTTAAACGATGGGCAATTAATTGAACTATTAAAGGCTGTGGGGTTTAAAAGTAAGGCTTTACGATCTGCTTGTGCAATCACTAAGGCTGAGACTAATGGAAGACCGCTTGCTTTTAATGGTAATCTAAAAACTGGAGATAGTTCATACGGGATGTTTCAAATAAACATGATCGGTAATCTAGGTCCAGATCGCAGAGATAAGTTTGATTTAAGTTCAAACGCTGAGTTATTTAACCCAGTTACAAATGCACAGGTGGCGCTTCACATGACAAAAAGCGGAACAGATTGGTCATCATGGTCATCCCTCAATGGGAAACGGTATCAGGAATGGTACAACAAATATCCATGTAAAGCATAAAATTTAATAATAAAAATACCCCCTTGGATTTTAGTCCTTGGGGGTTATTTTTTATTTAATTATTAAGCAGTTATGACCCATACTCAGGGGTAAGATTTATTCTGTTGGTTCTAGTTGCCAATTTAGGTCAGCCTCAACCCACGAAT